AAAATTCTTTTTGAGACAATGAAACAAGAGATAATAAAACTTGTTATACGAGTTATCACTCTCATCCTTGTAAGAATATGCGAAATGATTGGTGATGCGATATGTAAAGCTCTAGAGACAGTCGGAGATATTGCTGCATCACTGCCAGCTATATTGTCAGGCCGAGACAACTTAAAGAATGTGATTAGAGAAACCCTTTGTGGTCCCGAAGTATCTGACGAACAAGTAGAACAGACAGCACTTGATTTGTTAGAGCAGTTCGGCATGGGTGGGACGGCATTAGCTGACCCTGAGACTGCGAAGGACTTTTTTGCTGATGCGATGAACTCGATGACACGAGAAGAAGCATTGACATCGCTTATAGATGGACCCAACGAGACTGCACTCGACATTATGGATAACTTGATTGAATTCCAATACCCACAATATCGTGATGCTTTCCCTAATCCTGCCTCTCTCACTAGGTTCTTTAAGAATGTTGGTAATGTAGTTCCAGCACAAACCTTAGACGAAATAAAACAAGCACTCGCATTGGCCGGAGATGAACTTGGATTACCAGCTAACCCATCCCTCTGTGCCAGTCCTGAAACCCTTCAGCAGTTTAACGAAGCACGTTGTGACATACTAGAAGGCAGAATGTCTAAGGGCCAATGTGAAAGCCAGAATGAGGCACTCAGAGACCAGTTGTTAGAAGATCTTGGAGATCTTGGGAATGTGTTAAACCAAGGTATTGGACCTATGGTTGAATCGGCAATACCACCAGTGTTTTCAGATCCTGGCTGTGACAATGGTTTGCTTCCTTTAGAACCGAAAGAATTACAAACCGTCAACACAATGGCGCTTAAGGGCGACATGGAGAAACTGCAAGTAGCCTTTACTCAAGACATGCTTGGGAATGGTGGCATATTAGCAGGTAAAGATGATTGGGGTTTTATTAACATGGTCCTTTCGGATACCCAAGGAAATCCATATACAGTTCATCAAAGAAAAACATTTGCAAAAGACACTTTCGTTGATTATTATATAGACAATGAATTCAATGCAGCCAGCACCGAGCCTGAGCCCCCGGACAGTTACGGTGATTTTTCTAAAACTTCTCGACAACGAGGCGCCTACCCCAAATATGTGGCAGGATACCTCAAGTACCAGTTCAGCAGTGAGAAGTTTGGAACCGCTCAAGACTTAGCCAGTTCTATCAACTTCTCTGCTACCAATGACAAGCGCACCAAGAAAACTTTCTCTATGTCGTTTAGGGATTTAGGTTTCACCGGATTGTTCGGACAAAATGTTGAACTTGCGCGCACTCCTGATTTTGGCTTCAATGTGACACAAAAAGTAGACTTTGAAGAAGACAGAGTGTTGTTTACAAGAGAAGTAAGAAAAGATACGCCAGACATTAAATTGAAATTTAGAGATAACAACAAAGGTTATCGCGATGGCGCCAACTCTGATGGCGCTACATTCGCATACGGATTCAACTTATCTGCATTCTATTCTGACATTTGGAAATCTACGTTTAATGACAACATAACTAACCGTCCGTCCGACAACGTTAGGGTGGTTTTAACTGACATTATCAANCAGGGNGCAAACACCCAGTTGGCTAAGACGTTAGANAANGACTCAGATGATCGAGACCGAAACCGCGGTGGTTCCGACCATGAACTAAGATACAGAAGATTCGAGTTTCTTGCTATTGATGATGGTCTGAAGAATGTAGATTTGGGAGACTACCCGCAGTTATACAGTTCATTCGAGGCTCTAGATAGCGTCCCTCCACAGATAAAAGCTCTTGGAGATTTGATTAATGTTGATGTTGCAGAAGGAGATGCCACAGTGTCTTTCTACAATTCCCTTCAAAACAAAATATACCGTAATATTAAAAATGAAGTTGGCGCAAATGAGAAATCTTGGCTTTTCGGTGCAGTATTTGACGATTTAAAAGCGACAGACTTAGATTATTTAATTCCAAAAGGTTCCAACCCTCAAGGTTCTGCACGCTATGGTGATTACTATGATGAACTTGAAGTAGCAAATTATGGGCCCGAAGGTGAACGAGATGGCACCAGATCAGTACAAAATGAAGACGGTGTTCTTGGGATTAGTAGGTACCAGTATGAAGTCGATAAAGGACTTAGACCGGGCCCAAACAGGGTGAATTACTTAAATCCAACACAACATGGTGGAACTTATATGAATCCTCCGCTCTACATTGCCCCTCTAAAGGCTTCTGGCTGGCTGGGTATGACTGAGTTAATGTTCCCTGATTACACGCCTTGTAAGCCAAGGAGCACCAATTTAGTTGGCTTCGATGATATCAACGCGATGATAGATAAAACTTACCCAAGAATCCCAGAAGACAAAAGATTAAAAGATGATCCTGATTGCATTCTAGAAGTTCCATTCAACAGAATTTTAAGTCGTCCATCTAGAGCGGGTATTCAAGGTATTATCATGTCTTTAACAAGAATCTTTGCATCGACTCATTTTATGAAAGCGCTTCCTGTGTTTTCAACATTCGCCCCAAGATTCCCAGAAAGTTACAGCAAAATATATGCTGCTTATATTGTTGAAAGGATGGAAGAATCCTTGAGAGGCGCCGGAAACAACTTCCTGAGCCCATTTAAAGATGATGAATTCTGGTATGCGTTCTTAGAGCAAGCCGTACAAACATATGCTCGTCGAGTAGACGATGAATTAGACGACAGCCTCAAACCAGAAGATGTGCCACTCCACATTCAAGATGCGTTAAACCGTCTTAATAACTTACAAGATGCATACAATTATCCATATGGCGACGAACTTATGAATGCTAAGGCGTCTGGCGATGCCGGTTTGTTTGAAACGCTTAAAAGTTATCGAGAAAGTAAAAACCTCGAAGCAGTTCAAGAAGTTGATGAGGACTGTAAATTAATTCTTCAAGAAATGGTCGTCGAACAACTTGAAGCAATGGGCGCTCGATTCGAAGACAAGCTGAGAAAAGTTGGCTTTGCGCCGAAGTACAACAATACAGATTATTACTTTATGACTAATTTTGTTGGTGGTGCCGGTGAACTTACGTTAGACGGCAAATTTGTTGAAAAAACTGTCGATTCTATCCCCCAAGAAGGTGACAACCACTATACCACGGGAGATTTATTCGCTTTACCTGATGGCACTGCCTATGTCGGTGAATATCACGTACATGTAGGTGATGATAATGTTCCAGTCTACATGGCCGGCCCGGAACATGTCAATTCATTACATGACCTTATAACTCCGTTTGCAAAAAATGTAGTTGTTGGAGTAGAAAGAACTGATGGTTTTGTAGAAATGGGTGACATTGCTGAAACCATCAACAGTTCAAATAGTTTTTATGTCAAAAAGAAAATACTGATAAATGGTTCCGAACACAATAATAGATCAGCAATTTATGCTGTCAGAAATGCATCGAATGGTGTGGGGAACATATCCGATTCTTTCCCAGGCTCATTGCAGATTGTTTCCAGGCCCGGTGGAACCAACACTGTTGGCATCAGAGGCAACATCGGAGTACAATATGCACTTGAATTTGGCGCTATAATCGGCGGCTCGCCAAGAGAGATTGTAACTACAACAGTGGATGCGTTGGACTTACCAGTAAGTAAGTTCGACGGAATTCAACCAAGCAGTAAAATATTATTGTGTCTCATTAATAATCTACGCGATGAACCCAAGTTTAGGCTAACGGTTGATTATATTGCAGGCGTTAATAAGAGTCTTTCGAACTACGCTATTTACTGTGATATGGCGTTTACACCATCAATTGGTGAATACACCGTAGCACAAGGTAAAAGCCACGGCTATTTCAACCCGAATGCTATTGCTGAGAAGCCAGGTGGTCGTCTAGTTGTTGGTGCTGCAGATCCCGTAACAGGAGAACAAGCCATAGAAATAGTTTATACTGAAGGTTGGGCCTCGGAAGACGATAGAAACGGATTTTTTGCAAGCCCATTTTTCCTTAAGTGGGATGAGTGGGACCAAGAATTGCTAAGAAACACAGTTCGTTCAGCAAAAAGAATCTTTAGACCTTACTATCGAAAGAGGAAATTCGATGTGGAAGATGACGGCGGCCCAGGTGCTTCGGACATATTCACGAAAGGCCTTAAAGAGAGATTTAGAACTCAACCCGGAGCAAACTTCTTGCCATGGTGGAAGAGGAATAGATTAAGAACAAGTCCATTTAATGCTGACGGCCAACTCTGTAAAAAAGAAGATTAGCATACTTATAGAAAAGGAATAGAACATGTCATCATTATCAGTTAAATTACCATTAACACGAGACTCTGGAGATGGTTTTGAAATGATAAAAAGTTTTAAAAGCATGATTAAACAAAATTTTAAAATGCTCTTATTGACCGAGAAAGGTGAAAGAGTAATGGACCCAGAATTTGGTGTGGGTCTTAAACGCTTCTTGTTTGAAAACTTCAACAACAGTACTTTTAGTAAAATGGAAAGAGCAATATTAGACCAGTCTGCGATTTATCTACCAATCTTAGATATTGAAGAGATTGTTTTCAATAGTGTGCCTGACAACCAAAATGCGCTGTCAATAAAAATTGCTTACTCAATACCAAACTTAAACACCGCAGATTTGCTTGAATTTACTATTTAAATTGAGGATTTAGAATGTCAAAGAAACAAAAGAACCTTTTACCGATTGATTATACACATAGAGAATTTTCTTCTATTCAAGAAGATTTGCTGGAGATTGCAGAGAGATTTTACCCTGACAGTTTCCAAGATTTTAGTGAGGCGTCCTTTGGTTCTTTAATGATTGATGCGGTGGCATATGTTGGAGATCAACTTTCATTTTACCTTGATTACAATGTCAACGAGTCCTTTTTAGACACTGCGTACCAATATTCCAATGTTGTTCGCCATGGTCGAGCCCTTGGGTATAAGTTTGAAGGCCGCCCATCAACCTACGGCACTTTGGCAATGTTTATTCTTGTGCCTGCCAGTACCACCGGTATTGGCCCCGACACAGACTATCTACCAGTCCTTAAAAGAGGTTCTTCATTTGGTTCTGCCGGTGGACTAAGTTTCGTTCTGACTGAGAACATCGATTTCTCGAATCCTAGGAACCTGTTTGTTGCTGCACGAAATGATTCAACAACTGGCGCTCCCACATTTTATGCTGTAAAAGCTTATGGTAATGTTGTATCAGGACAATTCGGTCAAGAACAAGTTGAAGTTGGTTCTTACGAAAGATTTAAAAGAATTGCACTGCAAACTGAAAACATTTCCGAAATCATCTCAGTAGTAGATGCTGACGGTAATGAATATTTTGAAGTTGATTACTTA